AAAACAGTTGACATTTTCAGCTGGACTTGATACTATATACATAATGATAGGAGATTTAATAATATTGATTTTAGCGGTTTTAATAGCCCTAGAGTTTATTAAGGATTGGATATAAAGATGAAAGGAATATTACCAAAATTATTAGCAAAAGAAAATATCACCATTCAACATGGTAACTACCATACTGCTTGGTTCGATATTAAAAATAGAGTTTTAGGATTACCTATGTGGAAAGATATGGGTAAAGATGTTTATGATCTATTAATAGGTCATGAAGTCGGTCATGCATTAGAAACACCATACGAAGGTTGGCATGATAATCCAGAAAATCTTGAAGGTTGCCCAAGGTCTTATATCAATGTTATTGAAGATGCTAGAATTGAAAGAAAAGTTAAAAGCAGATATCCTGGTCTAGTCAGATCATTCCAAAAAGGATATGCAAAACTATGGGACGAAGAATTTTTTGGTAAGCCAAGTGAAATGCCATCATGGGACCAAATCAAACTCATAGATAAGATTAACCTTGAAGCTAAAGTTGGTGCTCACCTTGATGTACCATTTACTGATGAAGAGCAAGTCTTTATGGACAGAGCTATGACTACAGAATCATTTGATGAAGTCGTAGAGTTGGTAAGAGACATTCTAGCTTGGACTCAAGAGAATCAAGAAGAGTTACTTACACCACCTGAAACAGAAGAAGATGATACTAATTTACCTAGTGAAAATGGTGAAGAGCCACCACAAGGTCATGATGATATGATGGGTGATAGTGGTAGTGATGAACAAGAAGCTGCTACTGAAGGTCAAGGTGAAACTGAAGATGGTGAACAATCAAGAAGCGAGTCACCAGAAGGCGATCAACCAATAGAAGGCGAAAGTCAAGATGCTAGTTCTGGTGGAGATATTGATGAGTCAATGACTGATAGAAACTTTAGAAGAAACGAAGATAACCTTATTGACGAAGAGTCACTCAAAGGTGAAACTACTGTCGGTAACAGATTCTCAAAAGATGTCATGAGCAGAATCTTTCAACCATATAGTGAAATCAAAAAACTAAGAGCTCCTCTTGGCAAATGTCATTATGATCTAAGACAAGATCGTGAACCAGATTATGAAGGTTACAATGAAGTCAAAGCATACAGAGAAGAAGCATTTGTAGAATACATGAAAGATGTAAAAAGAAATGTTAACTATGCTGTAAAAGAATTTGAGCAAAGAAAAGCTGCTTTCAGATACACAAGATCACAAACAGCTAAGACAGGTTCTATTGATGTTAATAAACTTTGGTCTTACAAAACTAATGAAGATATATTTAACAGAGTGACTAGATTAGCTGATGCTAAAAATCATGGTATGTTTATGTTAATTGATTTCTCTGGTTCTATGTCTGGTACAATGGATAGAGTATTAGATCAATTAATTCACCTAGTGGTTTTCTGTAAGACAGTTAATATTCCATTTGATGTTTATGGTTTTAGTACATGTAATAATAAACTAAACTGGGAATCAGAATTTAGAGGTGGCAGAGACGAAGGTCAAGTAGATCACGAGAACCTATCTCTAACACAACAGATTTCTAGTGAACTAAAGAAAGGTGATTACACAGATGCTCTTAGATTTCTTTACTACAGAAAGACACAAGAAGCTAATTGGGCAGGTAATAGAATTTGTGAGTATGGAGCTCCAGGTGAAGATTGGGGTTCAACACCACTTAACACTTCACTTCTTGCAATACACGATAAACTTTTCAACATGATTAGAGACAATGGTATTGATAACATGAACTTAGTTGTACTAACCGATGGTGAAACAAATACACTTAGAGTAAATGATAATATGCCAAAGCAATTTGCTGATACTAAAATCAAAGCTGAGACATATTGGAATAGAAAATTTAAAATCAATATGGGTAAAGGCACAATAACTTCAGATGGTGCAGGAAGAGGAATGACTGCAGATATGTTAGATTACTACAGAAAGTTTGGTATCACAACTCTAGGCTTCTTCTTAGCAAATGACAGATATCAGTACAATGTTAAATTAAGTGATGTCTGTTGGGATAAGCATAGAGAAGATAGACATTGTAATGAAGATTTTAATAAAGATGCTCAAAGACAAAACACTAGACAGAAATGTGTTATCTATAATGATGCTATAGGTTATGACACATTCTACATCGTACAAGCATTCAATAAGTCTGTAATGAATATTGATGCAGATGATTTTGATGTCGATAGTGATGCAACAAAAGCTCAGATTACTCAAGCTTTCAAGAAGCACTCTAAAGGCAAGAAACTTAACAAGACACTTCTCACCAACTTTGGTAAGGCGGTGGCTGTTTAAATTGTCACACAATTGTCACACAAAACCGTTGACATTTGCGACAAAACTTGATACTATATAACAATAATAAAGATAAGGAGAAATTATATTATGAAATTTAGTGAAATGAAAATATCAACTCAAAGAATCGTGAGTGAACTGGCTAACAGATATCCAGATCAAACTCAATTCAGAAAGTCAGCAATCGTAGATATTGCGAAAGAAAATGGTTATACGGGTAAAGACTTCTATTGTCTTATGTCACCTGAAAACAGAGTAAAGATTGGTACATACGATCTTGGTTCTGTAATGAAAGATGTTCCTAGACAAGAAGCATCTAGTGCAATACCAGCCACAGCAATGGCTATGCAATCAATTACAAATGATGAAAAAACATTTGCGACAGTAGATGAAACATTTGTACCATGGGGTCCATACACTGACATTATGAAAATTATCAAGTCAGGTATGTTCTATCCAACATACATATCTGGTCTATCAGGTAATGGTAAAACATTTATGGTCGAACAAGCATGTGCTAAACTCAAGAAAGAGTTTATTAGAGTACAGATTAATCCAGAAACTGATGAAGATGATTTAATCGGTGGATTCAGATTAATCAATGGTGAAACAGTTTTTGCCAAAGGTCCAGTTCTCAAAGCTATGGAGAATGGAGCTATCCTATTACTTGACGAGATAGATAGAGCAACTAATAAGATCATGTGTTTACAAGGTATCTTAGAAGGTAAGCCAGTTCTAGTCAAAAAGACTGGTGAGGTTGTAAAACCTGCTCCAGGGTTCAATGTTATAGCGACAGCTAATACACTTGGTAAAGGTTCCGAAGATGGAAGATTTACAGCTGCATCTATTATTGATGATGCTTTCTTAGAAAGATTTACAATTGCAGTAAATCAGAAATTTCCAAGTCTTGCAATCGAAAAGAAAATTGTTGAAAGACATATGCATAAGTTTGATGCAAATGACGAAGACTTCGCAGATAAATTAGTTCAATGGGCTGATGTTATCAGAAAGACTTTCTATGACGATGGTGTAGATGAAGTTGTTTCTACAAGAAGGCTATGCCACATCGTACAGACTTTCTCTATCTTTAACAATAGAATGAAAGCAATTGAAATGTGTATTTCAAGATTTGATACAGACACTAAAGAAGCTTTCCTTGATCTTTACACAAAGGTCGACTCAGGAGTACTTCAAGCCGAAGAGGATAATCTTGAAGTAGATCAAAAAGCTCAGGAGGATTACAATGCTAATGAAGCTTAGAGATAAAAAAATAGATTATAAATTTAACGAGGATGCTCTGATACAAGAGCTCCTCGATTATGTAAATAAAACATATGAGGGTCACTACTCAAAAAATCAGTTCCAATCAACTGAATTTATTATTGATTGTGACCATGGTATGGGGTTTGCTTTAGGGAATGTTCTAAAGTATACTCAAAGGTATGGAAAGAAAGATGGGTATAACCGAAAGGACTTACTCAAAATTCTTCACTATACATTAATTGCTTTGCATGTGCATGATGAAAAAAATGTTTGACATTCAAAGTAAAACGTGTTATAATATAGTAATTATGGAGAAAAACTATGTCTAATGTTTTAAGTGATGATACAATTAATGTATTAAAGAACTTTGCTACTATTAATCCTAATCTGGTATTTACTCCAGGACAGAAGGTTAAGACAATCTCTGAGTCTAAAACAATTTTAGCTCAAGCAGATATAACAGAAGATATGCCGAAAGAATTTGGAATCTATGATTTAAACGAATTCTTATCTGTATATAATCTAGTCGAACAACCTACACTGACCTTTGAAGATAAATCAGTTTTAATTAATGGTGCTAACAATCAGGTAGTAAGATATTTCTTTTCAGAAACTGAAATACTTACAACACCTCAAAAAGATATACAGATGCCAGATGCTGAACTAGGATTTACGCTTACTGATGATATTTTAAATCAGATCAGAAAAGCTGCGGCAGTTCTAGGTCATACAGAATTATCACTTAAAGGTGACAATGGTGTAATCACTGCTTCTGTAGTGGATACTAAAGATACAACATCAAACTCATTTAGTTATGAGTTAGATAGAGATAACGCATGTAAAAATGATTTTAACTTTATCGTTAGTATACCGAATTTAAAATTACTTCCAGGCGATTACTTTGTGAGTATATCATCTAAGTTAATTTCTAATTGGACCAATAATAATTATCCAATAGAATATTTTATCGCTTTGGAGAAAAACTCAAGCTTTAGTGTATAAATATACTAGAGCAAAATCTTCATTTTATTATGGAGATAGAGTGGGTAACGCCGATGGTCGGGTTACTCAATTTAGTCTAATACTTTGCAAAGGAGAAAAAAATGGCTGAAGAAAATATGAACGTAGAAGAGCAACAAGCTCCACAACTAGGTTTAAGAGACATTGCTACAATGGTAAATCTAATTGATTTAGTTTCCAGACGTGGTGGTTTTGAAGGACCTGAGTTAGAGACAGTTGGTGGCTTAAGAACAAGAGTTGTCGAATTCTTAAATGCTGCTCAAGAGGCTCAAGGTCAAGATAACGTCGAAGGCGATCTTAACCCAGTGGACGATGTTGAAGAAGTCGAAGCTGACGGCTCGGCTGACTAATTACAATAGGGGTCGCAAGACTCGGGCAGGGGCAGGGTCCCACCAATTCAAAAAAGAACATTTTATTTAAGCTTTTAATTGAATAAAGTGACCCACCCCGCCAATTTTATTATAGGATTATATTATGGAAATAGGTGAAAGAACCAAACTACTTGAAGCCTTGAATAAAGGTATCGTTCAAGTAACATTCAAAAAGATAGACACAGGCGAACTAAGAGTTATGCCTTGTACTCTTGATGAAAAAATACTGGACGCTCATCAGGTTAAGATTACAATTAAGATGAATGCAGACTCAGATCACTTTTGTGTATGGTCATTGGATAAGAATGCATTTAGAAGTTTCAGATTATCAACTGTAACTGAATGGGAATCACTAACACATTGGAGCGCAGAATGACAAACGAATTTTTATGGGTTGAAAAGTACAGACCAACTAATTTAGACGATATTGTACTACCCGCAAATCTCTATAAAACATTCAGTGAAATGTTAACGAATGGAGAGATACAAAATATGTTGTTTACTGGTACAGCTGGTGTAGGTAAAACCACTGTAGCAAAAGCAATAGCTAAACATTTAGATTTAGATTATATTATAATTAATGGATCCGAAGAAGGTAACATTGATACATTGAGAAATAAAATCAAACAATTTGCATCAACTGTTTCTTTATCGGGTGGGCACAAGCTGGTAATTTTAGATGAGGCTGATTATCTGAATCCGCAGTCCACCCAACCTGCATTACGTGGGTTTATGGAAGAATTCAGTGAGAATTGCAGATTTATATTTACATGTAATTTCAAGAATAGAATTATTGAACCTTTACATAGTAGATGTTCTGTTATAGACTTTACAATACCGAAAGGTGATAAGCAAAGATTGGCTTCAGTCTTTATGGCTAGACTTATGCTTATACTTGATGATGAAGGTATTAAATATGATACAAAAGTATTATCAGAGTTTATAATTAAATACTTTCCAGACTATCGTAGAATACTTAATGAGCTACAAAGATATGCTCAAGGTGGTGAGATAGATAGTGGTATTCTGGTTAATGTGTCTGATGTATCTATTAATTCATTAGTTAATTATCTAAAGATCAAAGACTTTAAGAACATGAGAAAATGGGTTGTTGAGAACATTGACATTGAACCAACAGCAATATTCAGAAAGCTATACGATTCAATGAATGAATATGTAGACCCACAATCAATCCCTCAGTTAGTTTTAATTCTGGCTGATTATCAATACAAAGACAGTTTCGTTGCAGACCATGAACTCAACATGGTGGCATGTTTAACTGAAGTTATGGCAGGTGTGAAATGGAAATAATAGATTATATAATGGCATTTATCTTTACAACATTTATGGGAATGTTTGCTTTGTACTCATCGGTTTTAGCACATGAAAAGAAAACAGGTAAAAGAGTTTATTTGCCATGGGAGAAAAAGAAGTGAACCCATTTGACTATGTAAATGCAATCAATAAGACAAAGAAAGACGTGATGGTTGATGATATTGCAGAGAAAGAATATAATCCATTTATAATTAATCGTGCTTTATCTTTCTTTAGTGATACGATACTCTATGCAAATGAAATGAATAAGTATCATCATCTGGATAACCGTCTTCAGTTTGATTTTTTTATAAATATAATTAGAAGTAAAAATAGGTTCTCAAAATGGTTTAAGCCTACAGAAGTGGAGAACCTTGAACTCATCAAACAACATTACGGTTATAGTAATGAAAAAGCTAAAGCCGTTTTATCTTTATTTGGTAATGAGGAAATTGACGAGTTAAAACAAAGGATGTATAAAGGTGGAAGAACAAAATCAAATTAATTGGTCATCACATGACATGTTGGAAGTGTCATTGAATGAACCAGACGACTTTTTAAAGATAAGAGAAACGCTAACTCGAATAGGAGTAGCATCACGTAAAGATCAAAAACTATATCAGTCTTGTCATATCTTACACAAACAAGGCAGATACTTTATAGTTCATTTCAAAGAACTATTTCTTTTAGATGGCAAACCAAGCAATCTATTAGAAAATGATATACATCGTAGAAATACAATTGCTACGTTGTTAGCTGACTGGGGTTTAGTTAGTATAGTAAATCCAAGTTTAGCATCGGAATGTGCTCCATTGAGACAGATAAAGGTTATACCTTTTAAAGAGAAAACTCAATGGGAACTATGTCCGAAATATAATATAGGAAATACTCAAACTAAAGAGTAAACCTGTATAAATATATGAGGGATGCCGAATGGGTCGGGTCCCGAAAACCTTGCTATTAATAGGAGGAAATTAAAATGGTAAGAAATACATTGAACGTACCGCGTTCGTTATTCGTAGGCTTTGATTCTATATTTGAAGATTTAGAAAGAATCCACTCAAGTGCTAGAAATGGAGCTAATAACTATCCACCACACAACATTGTAAAAATCGACGAGGAGAAATTCCTAATCGAGTTGGCAGTGGCAGGATTTAGCAAAGATGATTTTGAGATAGAGTTGAAAGACGGTATCTTAAAGATCAGAGCTGAAAAACCAGAAGATGAACGTGAATATGCTTTTAAAGGTATCTCGTCCCGCAAGTTTGAGAAGAGCTTCCGCCTCTCAGAGTATTGCGTAATTGACGGTGCTGATTATCAGGATGGTATACTAGTAGTTTATGCTAGAGTAGAGATTCCTGAGGAACAGCGTCCTAGGAAGATTCAAATAGGGTCTGCTGGGGCATCAACAAGAAAACAGTTCCTTAAAGGGTAATTGATAATATTAGAGAAAACTCAGTAGATTAAACAATTTACTGGAGAAATGAAATGAAACTTTTAATGACCTTGGTGTCAGAAAGTTATGTGAGGGCTCTATTGGAATCGCTAGAATTATTAATGATTGGATTGATTTGCTTAGGCACAGCACCAATGTTAATATGGTTATCTACAATTTGAGCAAACACAGAACATCGGGGTGGGCAACCACCCCAACCTTAAATGAAAAAAACAGTTTACTTTTTACTTAAACTGTGTTATAATATATTATATGTCTAAGTTCTATACTAATGTTTCACGATACGGGAATATGATTCTCTTACGTGGATATGACCACAACAAACGAATCACAGAAAAGATTAAATACGAACCAAAGCTGTATGTCAGTACAAACAGACCTACAAATTGGAAAGCTTTGGATGGTACACCTGTGGCTGAAATACCATTTGACTCTATGAGGTCAGCAAACGAATGGTATCAGAAAAACAAACAAACCGCCGGACTCCACATCTTTGGAAATACCAGGTATATCTCAACCTTTATCAATGACTATTTTCCAGGTCATATAGAGTTTGATCGTAACAAAGTAAATGTTACTACGATCGACATCGAGGTTGCGTCCGATGATGGCTTTCCCGAGCCCGATAAAGCAGAGAATCCTGTAATATCAATAACAACTAAAAATAATATTGATAACACATATCATGTGTGGGGTCTTGGCGACTATGACGTAGACAAATCTCTAATGAAAACACATAGAGTTGTTTATCATAGGTATCACACAGAAGCTGATCTATTAATTAATTACATTACATTTATATCTCAACCATCTATGACACCAGACATTATCACTGGTTGGAATACAAGGTTCTTCGATATACCATACCTTGTGAATAGAGTACATAAACTTCTAGGCGAATCTTATGTGAAAAGAATGAGTCCCTGGGGTATGATCGACAGACAAGATGTAACAAAGATGGGTAGAACACAAACCGCTTACGAGCTCAAGGGAATAGCTCAACTAGATTACTTAGACTTATTTCAAAAGTTTGGCTATTCCTACGGGCCTCAAGAGTCTTATAAGTTAGATCATATTGCTCATGTTGTTCTTGGCGAAAAGAAACTAAGCTATGAAGAATATGGTTCACTGCATACTTTATATAAACACAACTTCCAAAAGTTTATTGATTATAATATCAAAGACGTTGAGTTGGTTGATCGCATAGAAGATAAGATGGGACTGATTACTCTTTGTATGACTATGGCCTATCAAGGTGGTGTGAACTATAATGACACATTTGGTACAACAGCAATATGGGACACTATCATATATCGTAAGCTATATGAAAATAAAATTGTTGTACCTTTCATAGAAGATAAGGTCAAGACATTTTACCCTGGTGGTTTTGTCAAAGACCCACATGTTGGTATACACGAGAACCTGGTCAGCTTTGACTTGAACTCACTATACCCTTCTATCATTATGCAATATAATATGTCACCTGAAACTATTGCCGAAGGTGAAGTATCTAAGGTTGACATAGAAGCAGTATTAACTAAATCTCAAAGACCAGACAATCTTGGTAAAGCTTTGGCAGCCAATGGTCAGGTATTCAATACAGATAAGGTTGGAATTATTCCTTTAATTATTGACGAGATGTATCAAGAACGTGTTGGTATAAAAGACAACATGATTAAAGCACAAAAAGAATTACAAAAGGTGGATAAAGATGACAAACAAGAATTATACAGAATTGAGAAAGAAATCTCTATTGCAGAGAATAGACAGATGTCTATCAAGATACTCCTTAATTCCCTTTACGGTGCTCTTGGTAATAAGTATTTTAGGTTTTTTGATCAGCGGGTGGCAGAGGCCATTACCCTCACCGGACAACTTACAATACGATGGGCCGAATATGCACTCAATACCTACCTCAATAGAGCTATGCGAACAGAGACATGGAAAGACTATGTCGTTGCAATTGACACCGATTCGTTGTATGTATGCCTAGATGATTTGGTCCAGGCAGTCAATCCAAACAATACCATTGACTTCTTAGACAAAGTGTCGTCTGATAAATTAGAAGATATATTGGCTAAAGCCTATGATGAATTATTTGATATGTTTGGTGGTGTATCCAATCGTATGGTTATGAAACGAGAAGTGATTGCTGATCGTGGTATATGGACAGCCAAGAAAAGATATATCCTTAATGTATTAGATAACGAAGGTGTTCGATATGCCAAACCAAAACTCAAGATCATGGGTATTGAAGCTATTAAGAGTTCTACACCAGAACCATGTCGTGATGGCCTCAAAGAACTATTTAAAGTTATCATGTCCAAAGATGAAACAGAAGTACAAAAGGCTATCGAACAATTTAAAAATTATTTCAAGACCCTTGGTCCAGATGCTGTGGCTTTTCCAAGAGGTGCTTCAAAAGTAAAAGAGTATAGAGATGCTGGTAACATCTATAAGAAAGGTACACCAATGCATATCCGAGCTGCTTTACTTTATAACAGAATGGTCCAAGATTTATCATTGACCAAAAAATATACACAGATACAAAATGGTGACAAGATTAAATTTGTCTATCTAAGAACACCAAATCCAATCAAAGAAAATGTTATTGGCTTTGTTGATTTCTTACCAGAAGAATTTAACTTGCATAAATACATAGACTACGAACTACAATTCCAGAAAACATTTCTGGACCCAATAGAACCAATCCTTGATGCTGTTGGTTGGAGTTCTGAGGAGGTAAATACCCTGGAGGATTTCTTTGGGTAAAAAAACAGTTTACAAATACAGTAAAGTGTGTTATAATATAGTAATTATGGAGACGAAATGAAGAACGTACAATTATTAAGACTAACATCTGGTGAAGAACTATTATCAGATGTCGACCTAAATGGTATTGATACAGAGACAGTTATTTTAAAAGATACACTATGTCTAATACCAGCAGGTGAAGGTAAGATAGGATTTATGCCTTTCATGCCATATACAAAAGCCAAAGATGGTTTAGAACTAGATATGAAACATATTATGTTTATGGTTGAACCAAACGATATGTTATTAGAACAACATAGGAATGCTACAAGTGAATTAGCAGTTCCACCAGAAAAGAAGATAGTGACGTCATGAGTAAGAACTGGGTAAAAGATATAAACGAAATGCAATACAAATATGGTGTGCATAAGTGGATACATGATAACAGAGAAAATACAGATAACCTAAAAAAGTATTTAGAGTTTAGAATTGATTTCTTACAAGAAGAATTAAGCGAAACAGAAGCAGCACTAATCAATATGGATGCTGAAGAAATAGTAGATGGTCTTATTGATCTATGTGTTGTTGCGATTGGTACTCTTGATGCCTTTGGTGTTGACCCATATAAAGCATGGGACGAAGTATTAAAAGCAAATCTAGCAAAAGAAGTCGGTGTTAAACCATCAAGGCCTAATCCACTTGGATTGCCAGACTTAATTAAACCAGAAGATTGGGAGGGTCCAGACCACAGCGATAATCATGGTAAGCTTAACAATATTTGATAGTATATACGATAATAAAACCAACAAGAGAATGGATTATAATTCTTTTGATGAGTTTGAAGCAGTATTATATAAACTATCAGAATCAACTAAATATCCTACAAAGAAAGATGCACCTCTTATAAGTCCAGCAACTTATATACCTGATACAACTCGAGGCAATGATAATGTCGTTGGTTGGGGTATGTGGTGTGCTCTTGATATTGATGACTTTGAAGGTGACATAGAAGATATTAAAAAGACTTATGGTGAGTATCGATTTGTCTGTTACTCAACAGCATCTTCTACGAAAGATCAACCAAAATTTAGATTGGTCTTTCCATTAAGTAAAGATGTAGATAAAGAAAAGATCAAACACTTTTGGTTTGCATTAAATAAAGAAGTCGGTGATGTAGCTGATGCTCAAACAAAAGACTTATCAAGAATGTATTATGTACCTGCAAAATATAAAGATGCATTTAACTTTATCTTTTCACAAGATGGTAAAGTTATGGATCCAGATTATCTTATGGATAAACATCCTTATGTGGTACCAAACGAAAACTTCTTCGATAGATTACCAGAAGCAATTAAGAAAGGTTTGATCGAACATCGTAAAGGTAAACTAAACAATACAAATATTACTTGGACAAACTATAGTGATTGTCCTTTTGTAAATCAGAAACAAATAGACGAATATAAAACAATCAGTGGTACAGGTTGGTATGCAAAGATGTATCAGATCATGTGTACAATTGCAGGCAATGCAATGAATCGTGGTTATCCTATCACAGCAAAAGAAGTTGAATATCTTTGTCGTGAATTAGATGCTGATACAGGTAATTGGTATTTAAAAAGAGATATGTATAAAGAAGCAGAAAGAGCAATTGAATTTATCTTTAGAAACAATATATGATTTATTATTTTGAATGGCAATTACAAGAAGCATACGACGATTATAAAAAAACATTACCTCAAGCATCTGAGCTTTTAGATATAGAAAGCTTTAGAAGAATTATATATGAACCTTTACTAACTGAGATGTATGAGGAAGAATGATAAATAGATACATGGGGCTGTAGCTCAGTTGGGAGAGCATCTGCTTTGCACGCAGAGGGTCGTAAGTTCGAATCTTATCAGCTCCACCAGATGGAGAAAAAAATGTACAGATATAAAGTAGAAGTCACAAGAGTCGTAGATGGTGATACAGTAGATGTAGACATTGATCTAGGTTTTGGAATGACTTATAAAAAACAAAGAGTCAGAATGATGGGTATTGATACTCCAGAATCTAGGACTCGTGATTTAGAAGAAAAGTTTTATGGTAAGCAATCAAAGGCAAACCTAATTAAAATATTAGATGGCAAAGAGGTTGAATTAGTATCACATGATAAAGGTAAGTTTGGCAGAATATTAGGCGAACTCTTTATCGGTGGAGCATCTTATAGTGTTAATCAACAACAGATAGATGAACACCATGCGGTACCTTACTTTGGACAATCTAAAGATGATACAGAACAAGGTCATCTTTGGAATAGAGCTGCACTAAATGAAAAAGGAATTATTTACGAAGCTAAATAAAACAGTTTACATTTACTTAAAAATGTGTTATAATAGAATATTATTATGGAGAGATTATGAAAGAATCATTGAGAGTATTACAAGAATGCGCAGAACTTCAAGCTAAGAAATCGCAAGACTATCAAAGTGACGAATCAACTGTCACTCAAGCCATGCACTATCGTAGAGGTGTAGATACCATACACGATATTATTCTTGGTAAAGTTGTTCGTGCAACATCATTATTAGAATCAGGCAATGAACCTAACTTTGAATCACTCGAAGATACCTATAAAGATTTAATTAATTATTCATCTTTTGCTGTATCTTATATTCGTGGTAAGATGGAAGGTCAAGACCCTAACAGAGATATGTTTAATAAGAAGGTGAAGAATGTATCAAGTGAATAATACAGCAGATATTGCTGAAGTATTTAAAAAACATCTAGCAGCAGAAAACTTTGTTACTGATAAAACTGGTCAAAAGACCATAGAAATTATTGGTGCATCTTTTGTTGCTGATCAGCCAGCAATCTTTGGTGAACCAAATGAAAAATATATTGAACATGAATTAATGTGGTATGATAAAAAGTCAACAAACATCTATGACATTTATGGTCATGAACAAGCACCAAAAGCCTGGATATATTCTGCAAACAAACATGGTGAAATCAATTCTAACTATGGCCATCTAATTTATTCTGGTAAATACTTTAGACAATACGATAAAGTATTAAAAGAATTACTTACAAATCCAGACTCAAGACGTGGCTCTATGATCTATCAAAGACCAAGTATATGGAAAGAATATAAAGAGAATGGCAAGAATGATTTTATTTGTACTAATGCTGTGACATATTATATTCGTGATAATATGCTTCATGCCACAGTTCAAATGAGAAGTAATGATGTTGTCTTTGGTTATAAGAATGATTATGCTTGGCAAAAGGTTGTACAAGAAAGATTATTAGAAGATTTATATTATAATGGTATTCATTTAGAATTAGGTTATTTGTATTGGCAAGTACAAAATCTACATGTGTATGAGAGGCACTTCGACCTTGTTAGATAAGTGGGACCAAAGATGGCTAGATATAGCAGGGCAAGTAAGTTCTTGGTCAAAAGACCCAAGTACTAAGATTGGTGCTATTGCTGTAAAAGATAAAAGACTTGTAGCCACAGGTTATAATGGTTTTCCAAGAGGAATAGAAGATACAGAAGATAGATGGAATAACCGAGAAGAAAAATATATGTATGTAATACATGCAGAAATGAATTGCATTTACAATGCCAACTATCATCACCAATCACTCAAAGGTGCTACAATGTATATCGTTGGTTTACCGGTTTGTCATGAATGTGCAAAGGGTATTATTCAAGCCGGTGTTTCAAGAGTGGTTGCAACATTTGCGCCATTAGATAGTGTTCCTATGAAATGGTTAGAAAGTAATGCAATAACAGAAAAAATGTTTAAGGAGGCAGGAGTGATCTATGACAAAGTTTGATCCAAAAGAAATAGCAAATAGTAAAAGAATATTTAAATCAGCAACACCTAAATACGACATCAGTTGGTATATTAAATGGGTTGCATCAATATTTGTATTAGCAGCTATATCTGTAAGAGGTGTAGAAGGTTTACAATTTTATGATCTAGTCTTATCTATATTTGGTATAGCTGGTTGGTTAATCGTATCAGTATTATGGAAAGACAGAGCACTCATCATGTTGAATGGTGTAGGTCTTATGTTTTTACTTAGAAACTTATTTGTTTATCTAGCATGAAAAAAAGAGAAGAAGCCTTAGTCATTACGATGGAAGAATGTGGCGAGCTGATTCAAGCTTGTAGTAAAGTTATTCGAACTAAAGAAGATACTAAATATGTCAGAAATCTACAAGACGAGATTGGTGACGTTATGTGTATGATAGAAATTTTAAAGATGAGTGGCTTTGTAACAGATAAACAAATCGAAGATCGTATGGAAGTGAAAAAGAAAAAATTAATGAAGTGGAGTTTATTGTTTAGTGAAGATAGTAATACCAACATACGCTAGGCCTGATGGTCAATTAGATATTTTAGAAAATGGTTGGATACCAGAAAATTATTATCATAATGTTTATGTCTGCATTAGAAATAGTATGACAGAGTATGACAGATACCAACACCTAGAAAAGAAAGTCAATTTAGTTCCATTAGATTTACCAATGATTTCTGGCATACCAGAAAAGAGAGATGCAATATGTCGTCATTTTGCTGGTGAAAAAATATGGATGTGTGATGATGATATAAAAATTGTATCAACTTATTTAAGAGACGACAAAGGTTATATTATAAAAGATAAAACATTAAGCGAAAAATCTTTTTATGAATTAATTAGTATGGCCACAGGGTTATTAGAAGAAATGCCATTTGGTGTAGTTAATACTGGATTCTTTCCACACGATAAAAAGAAACATCCCATAGCATTGAATCGTTGGGGTGCATTTAATTCTTTTATAAATCTAGGTAAGCTTACAGCTGATGATCTAGGTTATACAAGAGTCAAATATTATGAAGATATAGCTGCCTGGTTAAGTGCTATAGATAAAGGGTATAACAATTTTTCTTTATTTAAATGGTTATTAATTATTGGTAAAGAAAAAGCTGGTGGTAATGTGGCAGCAAGAAACGAAGAGACAATGGAAGAAGCATCTAAGGTATTACATTCATTATATCCAGATCACATTAAGTTACAAGATAAAGCAAGAGATAAGAAAAATAACAGAAGGGTTTATTTAAAAGTTATGCCAAAAGGTGTACCAAAAAATTTGGTTGACATTGACAAATAAACGTGTTATAATATACAATTATGGTTGGTAAAAAAATTGCAATAGTTTTCGGCAAGGGTCTAGACGGCTGTGGTGTCGAAAAGTTTGGTTATGAATGGCAAAGATATGATCCAGAAAATATCGATGTCTTTGCATTAAAAGAAAGAGCCTTCAATCGTGGAGGTACTCACATATCTGATTATATAGAATTTAAACCAGATGAAATGTCAACCATTGCAGAAAGATTAAACAAGGATTATGATATTGTTATAATCAATTCATATCCAAGTCCAATGCATAGTCAAAAGACAGTCACAAGTTTTTATCGTGATCTAATATTAAAAATAGAAAAACCAATATTAGTAAGTATGATGCATGAGATTATACAATCCAACTATGATCGTATTCCATTACAGGTTGCGATCTCAAATGCAGCAGATGTGGTATTTAATTTTTCTACACACACAAACTATGCAAAAGATATGGCAAGAATACTTACCAATAAAAAATTAGGTGAGAGAATTGCTAGAATGAAATTACCATTGACACTAGATGATTTTCAAAAATGGAGAATTACTCACGATCAAAAGAAAAGAAGATGTATCTATGCTGGTCGTTGGTCATCTATGAAACAACCAAACGTTATAATAGAACTATGGGAAAGAGATAAAGACTTTCATTATGCATTACATGGTATAGAAAAATCTATTGGTGCTAAGTATGATGTTATTGACCCTTGTGATTATTTTAGAAAATATACAGGTACATATAATTATGACTCAGAAAGATGTGAATGTTTTGGTGAGTTTGATTACAACCAAGGCATGACATTAATATCAGAATCTATGTTTGGTTATAGTGGATTTCATCTTCCAAAGATGCCACATAATTATGGAGATAGATTTGAATATGCTCAAATGGAAATAATTGCCTGTGGTACAGTTCCGATATTTGATATGCATTATGGAAATCATAACAGAGCTGTAGATGGTAGTCTCTTTGCAGATCACCCTATTGCTATATGGAATGACAGAACTAATTTAGATATGACAATTGATTTGATACACACAATAGCAGACGACCATACAACATACTATCAATATAACGAAGATGGTTTAGAATTTTTACATCAAGAAGCTGAGTCAAGTGTGGTTATACCTCACATGATAAGACATATCTGTATTATGGGTAAACAAGAAGATAAGTGGAATACACAGGACTTATTGAGAGAAGTTTATAAGACTGAAGAAGTATATGATGAATTTAATTATTTACTAGATAATAAGATCACAGCTCTTGGTGTAAAAGAAATTGATAATGGTGATCTAAGTTATTTTGAAAAGAAGGCAAGATTAGTACATAAGAATGTGAGTGAATTAAATACTCAATCATTGGAGGATTTCTTTGGATAGACCAAGTATAGTAATCGATATAGACGATACAATCTTATTTACGAATCATCAATACAAAGATGCGAAACGTAAGTATGGTGAGGCAAAACCAAATAAGGTTGTAATTGATGGTATGAAAAAACTTCATGACCAAGGTTATAAAATTATATTACATACAGCCAGAAGAATGTTAACCTTTAATGGTGACATAGATAAGATTATAGCAGATGTCGGATTAATAACACATAAGTGGTTAAGTCAACATGACGTGCCCTACGACGAATTAATATGGGGTAAGCCATATAGTTCAACCTATTATGTAGACGACAAAGCAATGAATTTACAGGAGTTTAAAGAATGGACAAATTCAATTTAATAATACCAGCTGCTGGAGCAGCCACACGTTTAAGACCTCTATCGTCTAACACGTCGAAAGTGATGGTACGTGTAAATGGTAAACCTTGCCTAGACTATATT